ACTCCTGTAGTGCTTGATCTAGTACCGTTTGAAACTGGGCAAGCGCATCGTCTTTCGCCTTCCCCATGAAATCATCGCCTATATAGCCGGGGTGGTCATGGCCCATTGAGAATGCGAACCCGCCGAGACCAGGCACTGCCCACCTTAGGGCTTTCTTGTTTTTTGGTGCTATCGGGTGCGCTCTGGCCCCGAAGTTGACCGCAGCCGCATACGGTGCACGGTCTGGATCAACACCGACCTGCCGCCCGCCTTCTATCTGCCGATTATAAAGTGCCTGGAACATGGCGCCGGTTTTATTGTGTCGGCCTATCCCTTCCTGTGCTGAGTCAAACGCGATCTGTGACATTTGAAGCAATACCGATTTCTCGATCTTTTCCGGCAGGGCTTTAAGGTCCCCGCTCAGTTCCTGATAGCCTGCAACAGTGACCGTAATCGTCATGCGCTGCGCCCATTATCCAGAGAGGATAACATTGCCTCCTGATCCTCAGCATCCAGACCGTTGAACTGTACCATTACGACCCTTTTCTGCTGCTCAATAATGACCTCAAGCGGCATGGCGCTGGCTTGCATGGATTGCAGTATATCCAGCTCCTGTTCAGGGTCGGCAATATTAAAATCTCGCGGCCATGCAATCATCGGCTCCTCGGTAATCCCCAACCATCGCCCCGTCAATTCCCATACCCTGGCTTCCATACCTTCCATTCGTATGGAAAAGCGCCCCAGCTCTGAATTGATAGACTGAAACCGCATCTGCATGGCAATGCCTGATTCCCGCTGGTTGATCGTCGCTACCTCAAGACCGATATCGCGTATCTCCCCCCGCAAATCATTAATGCGCTCCAGATAGACATTGGCAGGACCGTCAGCCGGGGCAATAAAGGCCGGAGTTGACCCCGAGTGCATCATCAGGTTACTGGCACCAATAGTCTCACCAACCACCTTTGCCGCTTCCAGCCGTTGTTCATCGGTTGACCCGTCAGGCACCTGCATAGTCAATAAGCTAAAAGTTTGACTTCGCAGGATTTCATCCAGCTCGGAATCGAGATTAAAAAGCCGTTTGGATAAATCAGCCACAGGGGAGAATGGCCCATAATGGGGAAAGTCCCCCGCTTCGGTAAAGATCAAAATCGGGCATTCCCCCAGGGGGTGAAGTCCTTCCGCTACCGTTCTGTCCTCTTTATCAATACAGCTCCACAACTCCCTGTCAAAGTGCCAGGTGCAGGGCGTGGTTTCCCCCTTGGCATCCTTGTAGGTTCCGCCGAACTCCGCAAAATCAAATTTGCCATCATCAGCTATTTCGTAATCCGTCAGTAATTCAGGGGCAATAGGTGTCCAGAACGGGGCGGCTCGCTCACTCAGTTGTGTCTGCAAGTTATCCGGTAGATTTGAAGGCATATCCACCAGTAATAGCATGGACCCCCGTGCCTTGGCCTCGATCATAAAATCCTGCCAGAACACATCAGCGTTATTCCCCTTTCCGTCCGCATCTTCATATACCACTTTCAGCAGCTCGGGGTTGATTTCCCGCTGTACGGGCTTGGCTGAAATGTAGGAAACAAACTTACTAGTGACTCGATAAAGGGGGGATGCGTAGAAAGCGACCTCGCACCGTCTGGCGAACTTAATATCAGACTCTCGCGGATAGGCCACTAAATAGCTATCGCCAACCGATGAGGGCTTGCCGTAGGTGTCATAACTGACCACCGGGCGAAAAGGGCCGTCACCCCGCAAGGCATGGCCGATGAAGGTAAAGCGGGGCATTTTTCTCATGGCAGTCCAAGCGGGTAGGGTTTTTGGGATTTTAATGTGTATGTGTTTCATGGCGTGAAACAACCACGAATTACAATCGGCGTGTTACCCACTTGGCGAGAGGCCGATATGGAACTGGAAGCACTAAAGGAAAAGCTGGGGGATGAGACATTCGCCACGCTGGAAACGTTTGTCAATGATTTAACCGGCCAGCGCGATCAGGCCAGAAACGAGTCTATTACTGGCCGCAAGGGGTTGAAATCACAGGTCGACCAACTGACTGCGCAACAAGTCAGCCTAATGGATCGGCTGGGGTTGGAGTCACTGGATGATCTTGAAAACCTGCCGGATGCTAAAGGTGCCGCTGATGCTGCAAAACAGTATGACGCGAAACTAAAGCGGGCCGAGCGTGAGCGCGATACCGCACTGGCATCGGAAAGCGCAATCAATACCAAATACCTGGAATCCACCAAGCGGGTGGCACTGGGTGAGGCATTGAACGCGCATGAGTTTATTGCCAAAGATGTTGTCTCCGACTTTATCAGTCACAGACTGGTGTGGGAGGGGGATGAATTATTGTTCAAGCAAGATGACGGGAACCTGGTTTCTGTTAAAGACGGAGTGGCCGGGATTGCAAAGAATCGCCCCGAGTTACTCAAGCCCACTGGCGCGGGAGGTGCTGGTGTTCGTTCGACCAATGCGAGAGGCAATGGTGAGCAAACCACTATGACCCGTGCCGAATTTGAATCACTATCCCCTGCAAAACGCATGGAAGTGTCCAAAGATGGCGTAACACTACAGTAATTTTTGGAGTACAACCGCAATGGCTAATACACTTACCGACCTGATCCCAGAACTTTATTCCAGTCTCGATATTGTTTCCCGAGAGCTGACCGGCTTTATCCCGGCAGTGACACTAGATGCCGTCACCGCTCGCGCTGCCCTCAACCAGACCGTCCGTTCGTTTGTCGCACCTGCTGCCGCCGCGGGCAATATTACCCCAGCAGCAACCGTGCCTGATGACGGCGACCAGACTATAGGCAATGTCTCTCTCTCAATCACCAAGCAGCGCCGTGTACCGATTCGCTGGAATGGCGATGAAGAAATCAGCGTTATCGGCGGTAATGCAAACGCTGTACGGGCGAATCAGATACAGCAGGCGATTCGTACCCTTGCCAATGAGATGGAATCCGACCTTGCCGCGTTGTATAACGTCTGCTCCCGCGCTGCTGGGACGACAGGTACGGTTCCGTTTGCCACGGCGAACAACTACCTTGCCGCATCTGGGGCTCGCAAGATTTTGGTGGATAACGGCGCGCCGCAATCTGATCTTCAACTGGTGATAGATACCACATCAGGTTCGAACCTGCGTGGCCTGCAATCCGCTGTCGATTCGGCGGGCACTTCCAGCATACTGCGTCAAGGCGTCCTGCTGGATATATCCGGCATGATGGTGCGAGAGTCGGCACAGATCACAGAGCCTGCGGTTGGCACGGCAGCATCTTCAACAGTGAATAATGCAGGCTATGCGGTAGGTGCCACTGTATTGACACTGACTGCTGTGGGCACTGGAACCATCGTGGCTGGCGATGTACTTACCTTTGCGGGTGATACGAACCAGTATGTGGTTGTGTCTGGCGATACCGATGTGTCTAACGGCGGAACCATTACTCTCGCCGCCCCTGGTTTGCTGGTGGCAATGTCTACCGCAACCAAGGCGATAACAGTAGTAGCGTCCTCTCCGCGTAATATGGCATTCCATCGAGGGGCTATTGTCCTGGCCCAGCGGCTTGCGCCCCTGCCCTCGGGTGGTGACATTGCGGTAGACCGTACCACGATTGTCGATCCCCGATCTGGTCTTGCGTTCGAAGTGGCTATGTATCCCCAGTATCGCCAAATGCAGTACGAGATTTCGTGCGCATGGGGCGTTGCAATGATAAAGCCGGAACACGCCTGTAACCTCCTGGGTTAATCTCTAATGGGAACGTGTCCAACCATTGATGTGATCTATACCAGCAACCCCTCGGGGGGGCTGGTTACCATCAATACATCAGATTATGACCCTGCTTTGCATCTGCTGCCCGGTGAGCCGGAAACAGGAAAGCCCAAAAAGCGCGGTCGACCCAAAAAAGTAACGGAGGCCGACAATGGCAACTGCTGAAAATGCAAAACTGGATTACGAAGGGGGCCAGACCAGTTATGCAATGGCCACCATGACTGATTCAGGCGATAATTTAACCTTTACATCGGCAGTCACGCTTTGGTCAAGACGATCAGGGTATGCGCCGATTATTCGTCCCAATGGTTTATTGACGGGCGGCGCGGTTATTCCTGCGCTGGCTGCGGGAAACAATAATGTCGATGTGGCCGCACTAACCTGTAACCTAAACGGTGTTGTCACTTCGGTGTCTGCTGATACTGATGTGTCGATTACCCGACCGGCTACAGCGGTTTCCAAAATCAACTCGATCACTGTGACAACCGGCGGAACTATTGCAGTGGTCGCTGGCACAGACGGGTCTACCACTGCATTCAGTGAAGTTCGTGCCGCTGCTGGTGGCCCGCCGTTGATAGCGACAACCTCGATTGAAATCGCTCAAGTTCGAGTGATTACGAATACAGCCGGTGTAATTACGACCGCGCAGATATTCACAGTAATCGGAACGCATAGAGAGACTGCGAGCTATCCCCAGTATACGGTTGATTATTCGATGGGGAGTCTAACCTTCCTGGCTGCTTTGCCTGATGACCATACCGGGCCTGTAGCCAAGTCGGTCTATGCCTCGTATGCCTCGCCTATCTTTGCTGAAATCGCCCTGGCTGATGCCTTTACCGCACCAGAGACCACCCACTCGGTAACGTCCACGCAAATCTACAATACGACCCTGGGCAGCTCCAGTTCATCATTGGGGCAGGGCTCGTTCGTCGCCTATCTAGAAGATGGTGTGACCGATACCCTGGTGACATTGAAGAATGAAAACTTATGGTTTCGGTTTTATCCCGACAGGTATAACACTGCCAACGTCCTTGCACAGGGAAAACTGGGTATTACCCGCTCCTGGCCAGCCGGTGATAATATCCAGGTGGCGTGTACCATATCATCAACCGAAGCGGCCACCGAGGTTGCCTAATGTCATTCAACCCTGATAAGTTCGAGCGGGCTAAGTTTGAGCCGAGAACGAGGCAAATCCCCGTTCCGGCTCTGGCTGATTTCTTTGATGAAGATAGCGAGCCTGTTTGGACTGTCAGGGGATTAACAGCGAACGAGTTACACCGGTCTATTGATGCCGGACATACACAGAAAACACTCGGTAAAATACTGGAATCCATCGCAGCGAATGGGGCCGGTGTTGCCGATGCGCGTAAGGCTTTGGGCTTCATCGGAAAAGATACCCCAGGGGAGGTGGCCAAACGGCTGGAAATGATGGTGCAGGGCAGTGTTGAGCCGCAGATGCCTTTACCATTAGCCGTCAAGCTGGCCGAAAACTTCCCAATAGAGTTTTACCAGATCACAAACGAAATAACCGAATTGACGGGGTTGGGATTTGACTTGGTAAAGCCCGCAGCCGTCTCGCAGGAGATGACAGCTTAAGGGCAACAATGTCCCTGCTGGAATTGCGGGGCGGCTCGCTCTGGGAACAACGCCCCGATATTATCCCCCAGGGGTGGCAAACAAATGAAGAACTGGCGCTGTGGTCAGCCCATTATGAGATGAGGCGACAGAAATAACATGGCAGACGCAACGCGCACAGTCGATATTATATTCCGGGGCACGAATGAGATAACCCCGGCAGTCAACGCCGTCGAAGAACAAATCACCAGTATAGGTACCAGTTCTGCGAAAGCGGCTTCTGATGTTAATGCGTCCACGGATAAAATAAACGAATCCTTTAAAGGAACAAAGGTCGGCACAGACGCGACCGTCAAAGGCGTCGACGGTGTAATAGAAAAAACCCTGGAGCTGGAAGGTAGCCCCGTTGCTGCCATAGATAAATACGGCAAGGCTTTTGTCGCTCTGGGCGCGGTAGTGGCCGGGGCTTTACTGGGTCAATTTGTTGCAATAAATTCCAAGGTTGAAAGTTTCACTAAGGCGATAGACTTCGCCACCGGTTCCGTTGGTGATGGCGTCAAGGAGTTTGATTACCTGGTTACGGCGTCCAACAAATTGGGCGTGTCTGTACTTAGTACGACGGACGGTTATAAAAAGTTATTCCTCGCCACTTCTGAAAGTAATATAAGTACCATTCAGATCAGGACATTGTTTGAAGCCATTACAGGCTCGATTGCCGCTTCAGGAGAGGACGCTAGTGTCGCCACCGGCATTTTAGAGCGGTTAGCTGATGCTCTCGGTGATAATAAAATAACGTTCACAGAACTGAATGGCATTGTTAAGGATTTGCCTGGTGGGTTGAAAGGCTTCGCCGATGCCATAGATGTTCCCGTTGAATCACTGGAGGAGTTAGCAAAAAAAGGGAAAATCGGCGTTGCAGAGCTGATAAAGTTTGCCGATGTTTTAAATGGAAAAGTGGCAAGTGCGGACAGCAATAGTTTAAGTACTGCTAGTAACAGATTAAAAACCGCTATTGTTGAATTGAATGTGGAGCTTGCCAGAACTGGCGGGTTTGATATTTTAATCGACGGCGTTAAAATTGCCACTGACTCTGTTGAGGGGCTTGTTACGGTAGTCAATTTTGTCAGAGACAACGTCCAGTTCCTACCGCAAATTTTTATCCCCAAAACCTTTTTTGAAGCATACAAAGCCGCTGGAACAGCCGTTTTTGAATTTGGTGAAGAGGTTCTAAGAAGTCAGGGTTATCTCGCCCCGGCCAAAACCGAGCTAGAACTATTTGCCG